CGGCGAAAGCCGGCCTCAGTTCGAAAACTTGAATTGAATTCGAGCTGTTATGTCTTAGATGACAGTTTAATCTGTTAGATAGGCGTAATAGTAACTATGAACGTAAGTTCGTAGCGCGTCGAGTACCCAAAAAGTGAGTTACTTTTTAGGAACGTAAGTATGTGAATGGCAGTAGCGATTCGCAGCGCAAGTAGAGGGAGGGCTAGCCCCCCACACCCGCTATGCTGCATTAATATATTTACAATGGTAGTACCAGGTACTATAAAGTAAACGGCAACCTGATGGTTTCTTCAGGTGGTAAGAAAAAGTGGAAACACGGGGTCTTATCGCTTGTTTGCGATCAATTTGGTCAACCGTAACGGTTATCCAAACCTACCCTACTAGGGTGCCTGCGGCCTCGAAAGAGGGAACCGAAGGGTAAAGGAAACTAAAAAATCTTGCTACAAATAAATTTATAGCTCGACTGCGATTAATAATCGCGCACACTCTGAAACGAGTGGGTAGTGCCTTTACTTGGCAGAGTGGTGTAAAATCCACTCGCGCTTGGATGGGTCCTTTCATTACGATTGGAAACATCCTCGCGGGGAAAGTGAGTCCGTTCTTTATTCTTGGTCTGTATGATCTTATAAGATCGATACACCGATTACTTCGGGCCCAAGGGGTCCGAGGTGGTGCGCTTTATCTAAAAGCGTGTACCATGTATTTATATAAATATGTGGCCAACGAGCGATTTCTTGATCAGAAAGCGTTCGGACCGGTTGTTGGTCTTACCAGATCAGGTATTCCTTTGATACTTCCACCTATGTGGAGAAGAAGCATAAAAAGCGGTAACCTTATAGTTACGCGCCTTGCTCTAACCGTTTTCGGTTTGTATCGCGTTTTAGATTTCCGAGGAAAATTTACTATATCAACTATTGTAAATCCTTGGGCAGGTTCGCTACCTGAAGGAATGATCGGTTTTATACCTAAGTTCCTTGCTATGCTCGATTTTACCTTTCCGAAACGATTTGGATGGAGACCTGAGCCTATTTTGACTCGGTCACCTTCGTCGCCTAAAGGAAATCTTTTAGACGATTTAGCTCCTGGAACCGCTTTGCGAGGTTTCGGGCCAGCTCTTAAGGGGATCTTCGGATCATCCTTAGAAGAACCATTTACAGCCTACGCGAAACTAGTTAAATTGAATTCTCAATTTGCTAGTCTTCGCCGAATCTGAGAGGAAGCGTACAGTTCAACACATGATAGTAATATTATGTTGGGAAAACTCTCGCTTAAGAATGAACCTGGAAAAATCCGGGTGTTCGCCATGGTAGATATAATAACTCAGTGGATGTTACATCCATTACATCTGATGTTATTCGGAATCCTGCGTACGATCAAACAAGATTGTACTTTCAATCAGGACCGTGGGGTAGAAACGGTGAGACAAGCTCTCGCTAACATTCCGGAACCGAATCAACGATTCGTGTTCAGTTATGATCTATCTGCGGCTACCGACAGATTACCTATAGTGCTCCAAATAGCTCTTTTAGATGCTATGAAGGAGGGTCTAGGTCAGGCATGGGCTCGTATCCTTACGGATCGAGACTATTGGCTACTAGACAAGTCGGCTGGTATTGACCGGCCGACGCCTGTTCGCTATGCGACAGGTCAACCTATGGGTGCTTACTCAAGTTGGGCAATGCTTGCATTGACTCACCACTTGATCATCCAATATGCTGCTTTTAGTCTAGGTTACTCAACTTGGTTCCAGAAATATATGGTTCTGGGAGATGATATGGTTATCTATGATAGAGCCGTTGCATCTCGGTACCTGGAGGTGATGTCTACTTTAGATGTAGGGATCAACCTTACAAAATCGTTACAATCCAATGTTGGAGTGTTCGAATTTGCAAAACGGCTAGTTACCGTTACAGGACCAATCCAAGGAGTCCCACTTGCACTTTTACAAGGAGCTAAATATAACCTTTCGGTTTTAATAGAATTCTTGAAAAGTCTTGGGGGAAATGTTCGGCTGGCGACAGCCTTACGTTTACTAGGCTTCGGATATAAAGTTATGGGTGCAAGCGGTTCTTTCCCAATAAAATCGGGGCGAGCTGCTTTCTCTCGGTTACTGTTAGCACAACCCGGCGTGAGTACATCAAGTACAATGCGCTGGAGTCAATGGTTAGGGTTATCAAAACCCAACACTATCGACACGATCTATGCAATCTTATATAGATTGTTTAGATTAGCTAGAGTTCCTCCAGAGACGGGACGAGTGATGTGGCATGTGGTTATGAATTTACCACAAGATATGCCTATCAACGGGTTCCGAAACCTTGAAATGCTCTTTGAGTCGATGTATAATCGATTATCTCAAAGGGCAGTAGAGAGATATGACAATTATGTCAAAACTCTCGACTCTTTATCTGCTCCGCTTAGCGACGTTGACAACTTCATCGATCTATTAGTACCTTTATTTAAAGATACACCGATAGCCGATAAGTTGCTAAAAGATTGGGAGAATCTTACTGCTTGGACTGATTACCTTGCAGAAGATCCTGTCATGAATTTGACACCATCAGAAATGATGATGATTAAGTACAGAGAATTGGAATATTCTCATCTTTCAAGTCAATGGACACCACCTAGTCCTACACCTCCCGTAGCGGGAGACACAGACTGGGATATACAAATCCTTGATTAAGACGGACGGTAAAATCTACCAAGATTTTATCGCTTAATCCACTTTCCTTAAAGCTTCGAACCGAATTTCGGTGTTGAAGCTCAAGAATTTAGGCGTAACTAAGCGCAAATCTTACCAGAGAAGTAGAC